CCTCAATATGTAGCCATGATTGACTACGCCCTAGCCAACGGAGCCACCGAGATTACAGAGGAAGAATATCAAGCTCTTCAACCATCAACAATCATTGAATAACTATGAAAACTACCGCCCTAGGAATCCTGACTATTATCGCCACAATCGCCAACGTAGCCATCCAGCTACTCACAGGTGACACTCCAGACCTTGCCGCATCGTTTGCCGCTATCGTGGCTGGTGCTGGCCTAATCAAAGCCGCTGACGCTAAGTAACATGAACAAAGATTTTTTTCACTGCACCATTGGCACTCTAACACCCCTTGTCGCAGTAATAACATCGCTTCAAGAAAACATCGAATTTTGGCTTCGGATCAGTGGTCTGGTTGTCGGTTTGATTGTTGGACTTGCCAGCCTTTGGAGAATAATCACCAAGCCATGAAACTAAAACATAGCCTCGCCTTCATCCTCGCCGCGATGATCCTTTCGTCCTGCACCATCGCAACTCCGGAGGCAAGTTTTACCGTGGACAAGGAAGTCATTCCTGTAATCATCACAATCCTCGACAACAAATGATTGAGGAAAAAGATTACAGTGACGACACCGCCATCGATGACCACAAGCCGCGTATCCTTGCCGCTGCCATTGAACTGCGCAAACGCTTCAACAAAGACGACGACGACCACGACAGCGGCGATGAGACGACTTATCAGGAAGTATTTACACAGATACCATGAGCAACATTCCATCCAGCAGGCCACAGGCAAAGCGGCATGAGATTCTTGCGAAAGTTCCGACGTGGGTGATTGAGAAATATCAGGTCATTCTGGTCGGAATCCGTGGCTACTACCGGGATTCGATGGGCGAGGCTGGAAAGAACGACCGTGGAATTTACGACGACGCGATTTTCGTCATTGCTCCTGATTTCTTTGCATCATGGAATGCTAACACCGACCCAAGCTATTCCGACAAACAAAAGCCGGATGTGGCCGTGTTATCCCCTGGCGTTCACCTTTACCGCAAAGGCAAGCACAAGATTGCATCACCGCTTGGTTACGCTGCGTTTCGACCAGCCACACCGAACGAGGAGTTGCCAGTCACTCGCAGTGGCAAGCCTAGTTTCGGAACCGCTGTAAACATCCACAAGGGCGGCGTGAACGGCACTAGCTCGCTCGGATGTCAGACGATACCGCCGGATCAATGGGAATCGTTTCGCAGCACGGTTTACATGCTCATTGATCGCTACGACCAGAGCGTGATTCCTTACGTTTTGACGGTCATCACATAGCCTAACATCGCCATGACAAAAAAAGAAATCGCAATGGATGAAATGGATCGAATGCCGAACGTCTCTAATCACATGATGGCAAAGAAATTGCACAAGTCATATCCGGGAATCTTCCCATCAATGGAAAACGCAAGAACAATGATTCGGGCAATACGTGGATCGCAGGGCAACGTCGGGACTAAAAGTGCAGTCGGGAAAAGCGTAACTCCAGTAGCTAGGTTTATACGCGAAACGCCTTGGCAAAGTCTCATGCCGAAATCGACTGCCGAAGTGACGGAGCCGGTTGTCATTTCTGGAAAGCGCAAGGTGCTGATTTTGTCTGACATCCATTTCCCATTTCACGACGAAGCCGCGCTGATGACGGCACTTGAACACGGCCACAAAGAAGAATGCGACACCGTCATCCTCAACGGCGACACGATCGAGAACTACGGCGTTTCAAGGTGGGAACCAGACCCGCGGCGGCGCAACTTGCAGCACGAATTGCAAACATGCCGGGAAGGCATCGCCATGATCCGGTCAGCGTTCCCGAAGGCTGACATTTACTTTAAGTTTGGCAACCATGACGACCGATTAGAGCAATACCTAAAGAAAAACGCACCGTTGCTTCTTGACGTGCCGGAATGTTCGCTGGAGTCTTTGTTGAAGTTGGATGAGCTAAAGATCAAAGTCGTTAGATCAAAGCAGGTAATCAAAAGCGGCAATCTGCTTATCCTGCACGGCCACGAATTACCGAAAGGACTAGCCAATCCGGTATGTGCGGCAAAACGCTTGTATGATCGGCTCAGGACGACCAGCATCTGCGGCCACTTTCACCAGCACTCGAATTATACCGATGCGATTGGCATCATAAGCGCAGGCGATAAAAAAGTGACGAGCTGTTGGACAACAGGGTGCTTGTGCGACCTCTCACCGGAATACGCAATCAGCAACAACTGGACGCATGGATTTGCCATACAGGACATGCAGGCCGATGGAAATTTTTCGTTGTTTAATCTGATGATCATAAACGGGAAGGTGCATTGATCCTACATAGGGTTAGCATAGGGTTAGCATAGGGTTAGCATAGGATTAACATAGGATTAGCATAGGATTAGCATAGCCTATTCGTAAGTCGGCAAAAAAGACGATTTACCGGAGTTACGTGAATTGATTCGTCATTATTGAAGATTTGACTTTCAATTTACAATGTTAGCCAAAGAGAAAGGCGGTTTGCGTGGTGATCGGTGCGTTGATTTCATAGCGTTGGCTTTGTCCTTTCGGGTATGGTTCCACAGGGTATTTGAGAGCCGCCCTGATTGCGGCCTGTTGCTTTTTCGTTCCCACCGCGAAGACGTAGCGATGCTTTCTCGGGCGGTCATCGAGATAAAAGTCGTCGCCGTATTTCTCCCGCATCCATTCGGCGCGGTTGGCTTGGCCTCGGCTTTCATCCGCCACGGTTGCGCCATGGAGATGTTCGCGGCCTTTGATTTTCCAGTCTGTGCGCTTCGCGCTCAGTCCGGTGTAGATGAAGTTCGTTGCTTGGTAGATGTAGCCGACATGCCCTTGCGCCGTGTCCGCGTAGCTTACCACTACGGACGGTTTCGGCAACATCCGCAGCGACCTTCCAACCAGCAGGCTTGCCACGTTCGGGGAGTTCTCACAGCAGAGGCGATTCAGCTCTAGCACATACTCCGCCCATTCGTCGCCGCACAGTCCACCCCTTAGCGGTGCGCTTGCTGGCGTTCCATACGTCACCACGCCGACAAGTTCCGTTCCCCTCCACGCTCCAAAGGCGTAGGAGATCGGACACATGCGCTTTGCATAGTGCCTCATCAGCAGGAAAGGTTCAGCCTCCCTCGCTGGTATCGCAGCCACCAAAAGAGGGCTAACAAGACGCTGCATGGAATGCCGAGGGGCATTCTTCGCGAGTTCGGGCGTTAATTGGTCGGCATCCATGAGCTATGCGTTTGTTTTTGTCAGGATTATTTACTTTTTCTTTCTGAATGATTCCCATGTAAACGCTAGTTCGACTCCATTTTCCTCAAATCTATCCATCACAGCAGGGGAAAGCGTGGAAGATAGCTTCTCAAATGTATAGTTTGAAATCAGTATTGTTGGCATGTTGTCAAAATACCTAGCGTCGATAATGGCTGTGAGCTTGTCATCCTCGAATTTCGTCTCGCCTCTGACCTGCACTTCGTCAATTACCAGCAGGGCAGCATCGCAGTAATCTTTGATAACTTCCCTTTCAGACTTCTCAGATCCAGAGGTGTAGGTGGATTTGATTGTTGAGAAAAGGTTCATTGCAGTGGTGTAAACCATCGGACGCTTTCTGTAAGTGGTAATCCATCCTGGTTCCCCCGTGCTGATGTTCGGTCGCTTGGACTTGTGCGCCCTAGCAACCTCCCATGCCATCCGCGTCTTGCCTGTGCCATATCCACCATGGAGTATCACAATGCCCCCAGAATCGGTCGCTGCGAGTGCTTTGGCATAGTTCCGCAACCACCCTTCACCTGTCGCTGGCGGGGCATCCTCGTAGCGTTTTGGAAATCCTCGTAGTGAGTTCATTTTCGTTTGTGGTTAATGGTTTAAACTCCGCACATTCCCTCGCACTCAGCTTGGAAATCCCAAACTTGCTGACCTTTGTCCTCGTCGTTGTTGAAATCAACCTCGCCAAGCGGTTTGCATGAATTATGAAGATAAACCTCCATTTTCATCCGTCTGTTGTGGTATTTATGAGTCATTCTAAGCAACTTATCAAATTCAACAGCAAGCCTAAATTCGTGTGGTTCTTCATCCCTAAGTCTGCGCCATTCCGTATCGCTGTGAAATGGACAATAGTAGCAAGCTGATCTTGGAGGTTCTGGATACCCGTTATTCTTCATCCAATCTAAGCAAATTCGCCTAGACATA